TTCTTTTGCATACCATTCATCAGTTCCTTTTTGATATTTTTGCCAATACATTCTTGATAAAATTTTATTTTTATTATATGATGGCATAACACCATGTAGATATGGCATTCCATCTTCTGTAAGATACTCTGGATGCCCTGATGGGAAAACTAATAGATCTCCTGCTTCTGGCTTATACTTTACAAGATTGTCACCCATTGCAAAATCAATCTCTCCACCCTCATAATCATCATTAAAATATATTGTGCATGTTATTACAAATTTATAACCTGGGGATGAACCTTGTTCTCTTTGATAATCTGAATGATATCTCATTCCAACTTCTTGATCACTAGTACTAATGTGATACTTACCTATTGTTCCACCTGTCCATCTCCAAGTAGGAATAGTGTTACCATCTTCATCAATAGCAGTTGCATTTAAATCTACATCAATGTTATATCTTTTAATATAATCTTCTGTAACTAAATGAAAATTTTCCATCATTTCTATGCCAAAATTCTTTTGATCTTCTTGAATTGGTGTTTTTGCTTCTATATTTTTTAAATTTCCGTATTTATCTGACATAGAAAAACCAGGAATAATTGGATTAAGGTAGTCTCCAAAAATAGACCATTGTGTCCAATTAGTAAAAAGTCTATCTTCTGTTTCTACAAAAGAATCTGTTAAAACTTTATAAGATTTTGAAATATCTTTAAAAAGATTTTTATATACAAGAATATGAGGATATATTTCTATTGCCTCAAGATTGCTATCTACCAAGGGATATGTCATGGCTGTCTGTCTCCTGTATGTTTAGTTATTTCCCAGAAGAATGGACAGGTAAATCTTAAACCACTTTTTATTTCTGTAACTCCATGAATATAGTTTTTGTCGCCTGGGAAAAAATAAGCAGCACCCTTTTTAGGTTTAAACTGAACTCCTTGTAATGGAAAATATAATTCCCCACCCTCATAGTCATCATTTAAATAAAACAAACTTGAAAGATCATAGTTTGGAAAATCATTAGGTGTTCCAGCATCAGGTCCTTCATGTAATTCTTTATCTGCATGAGGTTTTTGAAATTGTCCAGGAAGCCATTTAACAATAGTTGTCCCAGTTGGAATAACTTCTACTTTATAAAATTCTTCAACAATTGGTTTTAATCTTTCAAACAGACCAGCAATTACTGGTGCAATAGTTGGATCATTTTTATTTAATGTTGGACTAGTTGCAACCCTATCTTTCCAATAATCTGAGTCATATGTAACAGTTCCATTTTCATTCATATGGCTTTCGGTGACATCCCAAATTGTTAAAGATTTAGCAGCTTTTTCTAAAAATTCTATTTCTTCTTGGGTCATAAAATTTTCTAACTCAACAATCATGTCTTTGCTATCTCCAAACCATCCAGATGGAGTTATAGATGGTGTTCTTTTGACTACTGTATAAGAATCTTTATTTGATTGCATTTTTATATTATATCACCTTTCGTATTATCAATTACACCTAATTTTAATGTTTTTACTTCGTGAGAACCTTGAGATTCTTCTTTTTCATTTATAGCATCTCTATACCAATCTGTCCATTTTCCAGTAGAATTTATTTTTTGAGCAGCAGATCCATAAGAAATATTAGCCTCAAGTCTTTTTCTATCTGGATCTTGATATTCAACAATTTGAATATTTGTACCATTCAAATTTGATAATGATATAGGAATAATTGTAGCAACTGGTGTTCCAGATTTAATTACTACTTTTTTATTTGCAATTTTTGCTTTAATAGCTAAAGGCAAAGGGTTGTCATAAAAAGAAGTACTAATTAAAGAAGACATTGTTTCAAACTCATCACTAAAATAATTTACTGGATTAATAGTAAAAATACTCACATCCATATCTGTTCGAAAAATTAAACCAGTGTTTAAACTTATAGAAGATTGACCTCTTCCACCATAAGCTCCATTTGGACTAAAAACTTGAACATGATCTGGAGTTTGGTCATTAACTCCATCCCAAATAAACTCAATATCTTTTACACAAGAAAGGCTCCAACCAATTACATTTGATTGGGTTACTGGAAAACATCTATAAGCATGGCCCTCTGATGTTACATCCATCCAATCTCTTTTAATTGACATAGGCTTAATATCAAATAAAGCTCCTTGTGTTTTTTCAACTGAGATATTAAACATTAGTCTGCCTCTGCACTATACATTTCTGGAGTGTGAAACTTTTTGCTATAGTCAAGCATGGTAACAATAGAGTATTTAGTTCCTGAAGTTACTGGCATTGCTTGATGAGGATACATAAAGTTTGATGGAAAAATAAACAAATCTCCAGCCTCTGCTTTAACTTTTAAGTTCTGTAGTCTAAAGAAAAGCTCTCCACCTTCGTAGTCATCATTAACATATGAAACTAAAGATACAGTACAGTTATAAGAAAAACCATGGTCATGGTGTTCCATAAAATGTTGACCTTTACCATATTTAATAAAATTAAAAGCTTCCCAATATTTTAAATTATTAATATTATACATTTTGCAATAATCTTCTACTGCTGGAGATTTTACGTCATATAGATCTTGCCAAAGAGATTGAAGATTTAAACTAACTTCGCTTTTATCATTTTCAAGATCTGTTTTCTTGAACTTAAAATCATTGCAATCTCTGTAATCTGGCATAAGTTGTTTATATCCAACATAGGCAGGCTGCCAGCTATAACCAGTATTGTCTCCTTCTGGTTTAAGGTTATCTTCAATTCTTTTTATTACATCAATTTCTTTTTTAATTACACCCTTGTAAACATATATTCCATTTCCAAGGTCTATTTTTTCTGTCCATGTTTTCACTTTATTCTCCTTATTTGTATTCTCTTCTTGACCAAACTTTATTTTTATACACTCCGCCGTCAGGCTGTCTATAAAACTTCATGTTGTTAAACATTTTATCATAGATCTCAGATTGTCCTAATATTTCTATTTTACTTTCCCAGTTTTCTCTTTTGAATGGCAAGACTTGTAAATATGGTGTTCCTGCTGGGATTGTTCCTTCCCAACCTTCTGCAATAAAAAATGGAAAACTTCCAAGCAAGTGAACCTTATCTGAGTCAACAATTCCTGTTGTATTTAAGAATGGAAGATCAAACCTATTCATTGGTGTCATGAATAAAGCACTATATCCTTCAGGAAGTTCAAGTCCCCAGTCTGAACTCCAAGCAAAGTGATGCTTGTAATACCCTAATGGATGCTCAAACTGTGGCATTGAAGGTCTTTGAGTACAAAAATCTTGATATCTTTTGTCTTCAATCTTTACATTAATAATTCCTTGTGAGTTTTTAAAAAATGTTAAATCGCAGGGGGTTTTAAAAACATATCCAGTTGAAAATGCATCCATAATTGCTGGACACGCTTTCCATGTAGGAATTTTTCCGTAATCATCTACAGTTCCTTCTTTGGGAAATGGACAGGTTTCTTTGGGTGCTTTATAATATTCATTATTAATTGGATTTTTAGCAAACCTATCTGCATCTTTATACCATTGAGGAATAACACTTTGTGTTGGTGCTGGAACAGAAAAACTATCTTTATTTAACCAAGGTCTAAAAGATTTAAATATCGCTAACATATTCATTAATGACTCAGTTCATTAATATCTGTCATAATAACAACACAATATTTTGTACCTTTTTTCATTGGCAGCGATGCATGCTCATAAATATAGTTTGAAGGGAATATAGCTATATCACCAACTTTTGGAGTATGAACAAAGTTATCTAATCTTGGAAACTTAATTTCTCCTCCTTCATAATCATCGTTAATATAAATAACAGCAGATACTGTACAGTTGTAAGCAGGACCATGATCAGCATGAATATTAAAGTGAGTTCCTTCTCCTTCATATTTTACAAAGTTAAACGCTTCGTAATATGTAACATTAATACCCCAATAATGTGCATAATCATCAATGCATAGTTTTAACTTTTGATATATCTCTTCATGTAAATCAATTAGATCACCATTATGTTCATCTCTTGGTCCAAGGTTTTCTTGCTTGTATTTAAAATCTACACAATCTCTTGCTTTTTTAATTGGAGCATCGGAGTTTGTTACTTTAGCCTCTGACCATTTATACTTCTTATCTCCTGATAAATTATGCTCAAGTGTGTCGATGTATCTTTCGGAATCATCTTTAGAAAAAACATTATGATAAATATTTAAACCTAAACCTGGATTACTAACACTAATATTACTTTGAGGCATTAGTCTTGCAATTCTTTTTGAAGCTGTTTCTGATCTATCTTTGGTAAACCAAGGATTATCATTTTCATCATAAGTATTCATAAAATTCCTATCTTTAAGTGGTATAACTTTATTATAGCATAAAGATGCTATTTTAATCAAAAATTAGCAAGGGCTACCATTTACCTATTGGGCATTTAGCAATTTCTAATTTGGTTTTAACTTTCATAAAACAACCACATTGTTTGCATTGAGAGGTTACTTTAATTAGTTCTGGGCAAGTGTTACAAATATCAAATCTTTTTTGAGCGTCTTCATCAGGTATGCGTTTTGTATTTGGATTAAGCATATCTAAGGGAGTTGCGCCATTTTTTTCTTTATATTTTTGCCATGCACTTTTTTCTGACATATATTCTCCAATGTTATAAATTAATTATAGCATAAAAGATATAATAATTTTAATATTAATATGTTATATTAAATTTTTCTCCGTCAAAAGTTGCATTTGGTGAAACAACATATTCTCCATTAGGATATAAATTTAAATCTAAAACTTGAGGACTACTAATCATAATTGATCCAATATACTCTGCTACCTGTAAAATTTCAAAACCATCTTCTTTAATTATTTTAAGTGTCATGCCGTCATAATCTGGATATTCAGATGAAATATCTTCAATACCTTTATTTTTTGTAAAAAGCTCTGCTCCATAAGCTGTTGATGGAAAGTCATACAAACATTGACCATCAATAACTAATACTAAAGCTAAACCATTTTCATCATGTATTGATGAGTAAGTTATATCTGCCATTGTAATCATTTTTTATCCTTTATCTTTAGAAGCCTGAATCGCAAGGTACGCTACCATTTCCATATTGTAATGCTCCACAGGTACTGCCTGAACCAGCACCACACTTGTTACCGCAACCAGTAGGACACTGTCCGTTTGTTACGTTTGAAGTTGTACAGAATCTATAAACTACAAAACTTGGGAAGTATGGTGGGAAGAAAGGTGGGAAGAAAGGTGGGAAGAAAGGTGGGAAGAACGGGAAGAAAGGTGGGAAGAACGGTGGGAAGAATGGGAAGAATGGGAAGAACGGCGGGAAAAATGGGGGGAAGAATGGTGATAAAGTAGTAATAGATCCAGATGCAACTGAGGCAGCAGAAGTTCCATTAGCATTAGTGGCAGTAACTGTATAAGTTTGTGAAGTGCCAGCAGTATCTGAAATTACAATTGGAGATGATGCTCCTGTGCCAGATGTTGCATCAGATCCTGTTACTGTATATCCAGTAATTGATTTTCCACCAGTTGCTGGTGCTGAAAAAGCAATAGAGTTTTGATTAACTCCAGCTGTTGGGGTTGGAGCAGACATTTGAGCAGGAACTGTAGTTACTGTTACTGATCCTGAAGTAGTTCCAGTTGCTGTTCCTGAATTATTAGATGCTTTAACTGTAAATGTATATGCTGTATTTGAAGCAAGTCCCTGAAAAGTGGCTGAAGTTGTTGCAGATCCAGTATCCCAAGTATAAGTTGCTGGAGTAGTAGTAATTATATAAGTAGTTGCTGCTGGGGACAGCGCTGGAAGGGTCCAGGAAAGGCTTACAGCGGCTCCTGTATTTGCTGCAGAAGCTGCAGAAGTAGTATTTGCGGTAGCTAAATAGGGCCGAGCTGTTCCAACATCAGTAGCTGTTAAACTTGTGACATCAAGGGGTTGCAAAAAGTCATTCGCTTGTTGTGAATGTCTTCCAGCCTTTTTTGCCATTTAAAACTCCCTTAGTCTATTAAATTATACTACTGTATTATGCTGTTAGGTCTCCGTAAACTACCCAAGTGTTTGTTGCTCTCTTGAATAGTGTACATGATGACCATTGTGTTCTTAGTTTTAATCCTGGTGTAGCATTTACTGTTACTCCAGTATCTCCTGCGATTGTTACTTGACCTGTTGAGGTTTGAAGAATATCAATTGAAGTTCCGATTGGATACGCTACTGCTGTATTTGTTGGAATTGTAATTGTTGTTCCAGATGCTGAAGAAACTTCAACTAAAGAGTCTCTTTCAGTAAGTGCTGAAAGTGTATATGAAGCAGTCTTTTGAACAATTGGTGTACGTGATGGAACACCTTCTTTTGTCTGTGTACCGTCTGTAAATGCAATTCCAGATGCTGCAACCGTTACTGTTCCAGTAAATGTTGGATCTGCAAGTGGTGCTTTAGCAGAAAGTGCTGTGTCAAGGCCTGAGATTTTAGATGTTGCGATTGCTGCAGATGCATTTATATCGGCATTTACAATTGTTCCATCTGCAATCATTGCTGATGTAACTCCGCCAGTTGCAATATCAAGTGTTCCTGGTGTAGATTCTGTTAAACCAGAACCTGCTGTAATTGCTTTAGCAGCATTAAATGCTACATATGTTACGTTAGTTGTTCCAATAGTAATTGCTGATGTATTAGAGCAAACATATCCATACCCTGCTCCAACAGTGCCTTCAAGTACTAGAGTAAAATCTCCACCCTTAAGTTCGCCATCAGGTGTATTATCTGCATCTGCTGCACGTGACCATGCACTTGCT